AACTTTGTTAGTTGGTGCCAGTTCCGCTTCAGCAGCCCACCTCACTACCCAGCAATTAGATTGCAACTATCTGTGTGGCTAGCCTGCAAGCAACGACTGGAATTTCTTTGTTGATTTTGTTATTTAATTAGCGTATAATAGATATATAGATTGGGTGACAGCGGTCGCGTCAAGCAGCGTCTTAATTGTGGGGAATGTCTTCGGGAACCGAGCCACAGCCCTTAGCAACCATAATAGAAAGCTATCAGCCGTTTGCTGATGGTGAGAGTGAAAGAGATTTGAGGTTATACGCACGTCGAGACTATGAGTGGGCACACAAAATAGTCGTTGATCTACGTGGCTTGATAATTACACAATAAGCTTAGATAGTTTTGGACAGCAATCCAGAACCTGCGGTGAGAATGTTGAATCAAGAACTGGTCACGAGTGTACGAAACCTAGTCTGCTAGTAGCTCTCCGATAGCTTTCTATTATGGGTGTTATGAGCCCAGTACGAACTCTGGATAACAACTTAATGGTGACCGAAGATCCTCTAGTCACCACCCATTCCTAACCCTCTGATGAGCTGATGCAATTTCAGCGAAACTCTCAGTGTCGTGGCAATTGTGCGAGTGATTCCCAACACTCCGATTGCTGCAACTGAGGGTCAGGACGAAACCCCAACGAAACCGGGATGTGACTGACTCTTGAAGCCTAGTAGCGAAAGCGAAACCCGGATGGACCCACCACTGAAAGCTAGTAATTGGTAATGAGTAAGCCTAGTGAGCAGTTACTATATAAACTGCCGACCTATCTGGTATAGTCGTTAAATATTCTTGCTGGTAGAGTGGTTGACTGTTTAACAACCCGAGCAATGGCAACCCGTAAGGTGGCCGCGGTCTGCGCGAGACCCTAAACCGTAGCCGAGCTTGGCCCTCGTTACTGCGGCCCGACCCTAAGTCGTTAAAAGTGTGGAAAGGCAGTATGTAAGCTCCGGCTGTGTACGTTCCACCGACCCTAAACTGTGGAGGGGTCGTGAAAAATTGTCAGCAGGCGCTAAGCGTTAGAAGCGTAAGCCCACCCTAAGCTGTGGCAGGTGGTTGAATTGTCAGCAAAGGTGCAAGAGGAGCCCGCCCTCTACGGCTGAAGAGCTAAGCCAATACTTGTCTCCCCTGCTAGAGCTACACAGGCAATAACCTAATGCCCTGCGACCGTGCTCTGATTTAGGGTCAATGCAGTTAGTGCGAGTGGTACTCCCAGTAAGTCGTTGATGTGAGATAAAAACTTCTCGAGAGTTCATGAGCCCCTACCGTAGGCATATGGTAGGGGCTTTTGTTTTGTGTATTTTTGTATGGTTCTGCGCCAAAATTATACAGTGCTAAAGCAATTGTGTCAAGTGCAAATTTAAAAGCGTTCTGACCCTAAGTTGTCACAAGCGTAAAAAAGCCCACATAATCAGTGTGATTATGTGGGCTTTTGTGCGTTTAACCTAAATTGTCGGCGATTGTTACGATTTAGGGTCAATTAACTCAATTTAGTAGCCAGTGCGCGCTCGATCATGACCAAAACGGTTTTGTTGACCTTTTCTAAAGACTCCAAGAGCTCCAAGTTGGTGTCTAGTAGCGTTGCAATCCGCTCAATGTGCTCGGATTTTTTCACTGGCACCTCACCTCGCTTGTTAAGGTAAGATTTTTTCTGGTAGACTCCAAGTGAGCTGAGCTTGGCAATTACCGATCGCTCCGGCACGTCCAGCTGGAGTGCTATGGTTGCAGCTGGCACCCCAGAGGTGTAGTCCTGTACCATACGGTCACAAATTTCTTTGGTGTATTTCATGATTAAGCCTCCCATGGTAGCCAGTTACCATCATCAACAACAGCTTTGCGTTGACGTGGCGCTTTGGGGTCTGGAGACTTGAAAATTTCTTGAGATACAAGTGGCGGTGGCATTCGATCCCAGGCATAAGGGTCTAAGACCATATACTCTGAGCGCAGGCTGGGATGTGCTACCCAAATTTGTGCAAGCATTGTTTGTGCTAGTGTGGGAACGCTGGCATATTCAGTGTCTTTGATGCCTTTTAAGCACCAAGTGGCTGTAGGCTTGTATACTTCGCCCATTTTAGGGCCGCTTTTAATTGTTAAACCTTGCGTGCGAATTTCAATTACTCGTTCCGACCCTAAATTGTAGAGTTCGTCATCACGCCACAGCATAGCCTCTAACAAGGGTTCATCAACCAGTGGGCAGTGTTCTTGAACGTCCCATTGCTGATACTTAACATCGTTATACTTTTTCTGTCCGCAAAGAACCAGTGGAACTAGTGCACTATAATTAGCCTGCTCTGGTCGCGATTGTAGCTTGACTAAACTTCCCCGTTTAAGCTGTGTGGCTACCCGCCACAATCCAATCTCCCAAGGCGTTTGAATATTTTCTCGGGCTGTTGCCATTGGGTCAATTTTGTCACCCTTCCACACTAATCGCCAAGTGCCATAGTATGCTATGATTTGTGGAAGCATCCAACTAGTATAAGCACTGATAAAGTGCTCTTTGGTTAGCTGTTCTAGCTGGGTTTTATTGAGTTTTTGGTACTCCTCGAATGGGTACTCACGAATGTCGTTGGTTCTTAGTTTTAACATAAAGTTCTAGTAAAAATATTGCTATAAGCCAGCAAAAAGCTAGTGTGACCCTAAATCTCGGCGATCTAGAGCAGGCGGTGGAAAAGTGGGGCAACTTGCTTTATTGGATCAAATTTAATCAAGGTATTCAAAAGCAAAAAACAGTATCCCCAACTTAGCGTTAACTTGGCTTGACTACCCGAATCACGAAAAACATCTGCTGCTCACGCCCCCTCGCTCCGGAACTCCGCGGTGGGACTACAGCAAGAATTTTATCGAATTCGGTTGTCACCAAGTTTATATCATCTTGTAATATAACTAAATTATAGCATATTAGGCAACGTATTGTCAATGTGTAGATTTTTTTATCTGGTAGCTCAGTGATTTTTATAGAGCCTGGCTCCATATTAGCCATTTAGTAGTGCTCGGCACTTGTTAACAATGTTATCACGGCTTAGGGTCAAGTCGATATATTGGTGGCCTTCAAGAGCCGCGAGAATTGCAAGAAAATCTTCGATTTCACCTACCAGCTCTTGTTTGTTTGTGGTTTGACGATCTGGGTGATGGTTATCAGGGCCAAAGCGGTTGATTTTGCTTACCGCTTGAATCACCTCAGCTGCTTCTTCCTGCAGCTTTGCTGTTAAATAGTTAATTTTGTTTTGTTGCATTTATTATACCATGTTTTAGAAATTTGTCTGTGCGTTGGATAACATTAGTCAAATGCGTGTACCACAAAGTACCCACCGCCTTGATTGACTTGGTGTGAACACACATAGTCATACTCTTGTGGAACTGTTTCACCAGTTAGTGCTAAATACACTTCATACTCAAATGCGTCGCTGTGTAGGACTGTTTGTTCTTCAAACCAGCCCATAATCTTACCATCTTGGTCGTTAAGGTAACGCAGTATTAGTAGTTTGTCAGGCTCACACTTGATAGCATTCATGCCTGGGTGTAGTCGAAATTTAAGCATTCGCATCAACAATCTCCAAAAACTTGTACAGTGTGATTTGCGTGGGGTCGTACTTGACTTCGTCAATCCAAAACTCCATGTGCTTGGTGCCATGGTCAGTTTCATACATCCACCACATCAGCCAATCCCACAGTTCTGGGCCAAGGAGTTCTTCAACCAGTTTGGTATAAGCACCTTCAATTGGCTCGCATAACGAGCACAAGTAATTGTCCGACCCTAAACTGCCAAGGGCTGTGTTAAGTTGGTCAATGCCAGCCGACTGTTTAATGTTGGCCATTGCGTAGTCATAAGCGATTTTGTGTGTGGGTTTCATACAAGTTTTGTTTTAGTGTAGTTAGCAACAGCAAGCATAGCTGCAACAGGAAGGAATATTGTTGTGGTTACAAATCTGGCAGTTTCTGTCCAGTTGCCAGGGTTGTAGTCCCACTGAACAAATGCTGACGTACAGTAGCCTGCTAGGAGTGCAAGTGCAAATAGTACTAAAGATTTAATCATTGGCTGTACTTTTGGTAGTTAAGGGCAGCTTGTTCAGTTGAAAAGCTTTCTGACACAGGAATATTGCCAAAAAGCGTGTAATTGGTAAGGGCTTTAAGCTCTTGCACAGTGGTTGGCTTTGGGACACGTGTGCTGGAAAACACCCAGACTTGATCACCAGCCTGTACCAGTTCACCGTCTGCGGTTACCCCAACCATATCGGCTTTGAGTGCACTATTCACAAAAGCTTCCAGCTCACAACGTTGTAGGGGGCCGATTTCATAGAAACTTTTCAGACGTGGGTAGTAGTTGAGCAATTCACGAAAATCTTTGTTGGTCATTGATTTTTCTCCTTGAGTTTGGCTTCGATGCGCTCAGCCAGTGTCCAACGGTTATATGGGTGCGTGTTATCGAGTATTATTTGGCGATCCTCATCCGTCAGCCCAACCCACGGCCGCTGTGCTGCGGGTGGGGTGGTGTACAACAGCACAGTGTCTTCCTTTGGGTATAGCTGAGGCACACGCATTGACCGTGCTGGTACGGCTTGACTAAAACCCTTAGCCACGTCCTTTAAGTCGCTTTTTGTACACCACGCCACAGGATCTTGCACAGGTGCTGCCATCTTAAAAACCTTGATTACTTTGTCAAGGTCAAGACTTGTCGTTTGAGCAAGCGCAAGAAGCTGTTCTGGTGTGATAGGTGCGGGCTGTGCCGGTGCGGGCACAGGTTTAATCACATGGTGCTTCTTGAGCACTGCAACAAGTGCACTACGTTCACTCGCAGTCCATGGGCGAAGCATTTCTGGAGTAATTGGGCCTGCACTAAGCACAGGTGCTGGTTGTAGGGGAATGCAGCCGTGTTGGCTGCAATGTCGGACTGTTTCGCAGTTATCGCAGATTGGATGATTCATTTGAGTAGTTCCTGTGCACGGCGTTCAACGTCTTTTAGATGTTGATCTAGTTTTTGTTGGTCACGTCGGTCATGTGTTTTTTGATAGGTTTGCCACAGCTCGTAGGCTGTTGAATTTTTAGCTAACACATGGGTTTTGTATTTTACAAAGTTGTTCATGTTAACTCCAAGTACGGTGAACTTCAGCAACCCATTCTATGCCGTCGTATTCATGAATAGTCCACACCACATCATCGGGAACTTCCACAATCTTTAGCCTGGCATAAGCACCGCTGGCTTCACTGCCCAAGGCCTGTACCACACTTACAAGTTGCGGATTATCTCGTGCAATATCGCTGTCATATTCTTCTGGTGTACCGCCAACTTCTAAACAAAACTCACGGTACAAGCTCATGGCTGTGGTCGATAGTCCAAAACCACCGTGCCGCACATTGATTACAATTTTTTGTGTCATATTAGTTCCTGGGATGTGGTGTGTTGCAAAGCACTAGGATTGCTTGCAGTTCGCCGTGTGTTAGTGCAACCAGCTTTTGGCCAATGCTTATATCCCAGCCTTCACCGTTGGCCCACTCACACACATCAATAATTTCGTCTGCTTTAGCGTGGTGGCAGTATTGTTTTAGGTTGGTATAAACGCTAGGTCTGTTGTAGAATTTCATGGTGTAACTCCGAAATGTTGTTTAATATCTTCATCTGACAATTCACATGCTTCCATTTCAAGAAACATAGCAACATCATTGCCGGTGAAATGTTCACTACCTTTATCGGCATACTTTTTAGCAGAGTACAACATACCTGCTCGAAACGCTTCTGCCACAATCAACTCGGCTAACTTTTCCAAGTCAATATTGTGTTCTGAATACCTATGGTGGCATTGTTCAGCAAGTTCTTGAATTCGTGTGTTCATGTTGTTTCCAATTCTTGTGTAATCAGCTCACTTGGGTCAAAGTCTTCAAACGGATGCAGAAAGTCCTGTCGGCATCCACTAAACCGCATGTGGCCTTCAAACAACATGGGCTCAATCCAGTAAGTGGGGGCTTCGGGATGTTTGATGCCTTGGGCAACCACAACATTACCGTTTAGCGTGTGTCCAGGAAGATCCTTGGGTACGCCACGAATCATGCAAAGTGTTCCAGGTTTGATCATACAGTCTCCTTTTTAGCATTTTTGAGTTTACATTGACCAACTGCCTTGGGTGCTGTTATACCAAACATCTTACACCAATCATTGGCTTTGGCATGTGGCGAGTTAGTTGGGTGCCCTGCATTGTGGTGGTGTACACAACCTTTGCAATGTTTTTTCATATTAAATCTCCACGTAGTAGTCGCCAAAGTCAAGATCAAAACGATCAACCAAGTCAGCTTCGTCTTCGCTTACAATTACCAGGTGTGGAATGGTGATTGCGTCGTATAACAAACCATCGCAAGGATCGCGGTACAGCACTTGCAAGTTGCCTGTACCGGCCTGAGCCCGAATTACATCCAGTTTAAAAATTAGTGTGTCTAGTGTCATGGTTTCTTCCTGTTCAATAATAATATTATACCCCAGAAACACAAAAGCCACAAGTGCAAGATAACACTTGTGGCTAAAATTTGTTGCTAAAATACAACACTTATGGGCGGTTGACCGGAAACGGCCAGTTTGCGTTATTAAACTCGTCATCAAGCTGATGTTTGCGTTGAGTTTTGTAGCAGGTGTCGATGCACTGCTCTGTGGTACCAGGCCAACCGCAAGTGCATTGTCGGCCTTGATTGCAATCACCGGTACAACCATTTGAGTTACACACAATGTGCTGATCTTGGAGTGCAAACCAAACAAGTACACCAAGAATTGTTATTAGTGAAATAAGCATTACAATATAAATTAAAGCCATTGTTAGTCCCATAGTGCTTGGTAGTATTTGCCGAATAGTCGGAAACCGTTTTGTTTACGGGCCTGAAACGCTGCTAGTGCAACTTCATCACACTTAATGTTACCAAGCATTAGTTCAATTCCGGTAGCTGTATTTGGGTATGGCCAATTGGCGTCTGGCAAGTCATGTTGCCAGCAAGCGGCCTCATCAGGATCGCTTAGTGCTTCTTGGTAGTGTGCCCAGATAATTTCGTCTAGTACCCACTCCCAGCGACTATGAAAATTGGCATCGGTGTCCCAGTCGTTTTCTTTGGCCGGAGCTTCTGTACTACGTAGCCCCAAACCTGCTGGAACATCTTCATCATCAACACTAGGCGAACCATGCTTGCATACTTTGAGTTTTTGCAACAGTGGCAAGGCGATCAAACTCATGGTATGGTCAGCACCCCACACATCGTAGTTGTCAATATGAACATATACACGACGTTTGCGCTTGTCTTGAATCCACTGGCACAAGTCAGCAAACCTGGTGTTAGCCAACCAATCGCCCAGCAACTCACTACCACGATGACGCCAGCCACGTTGATCTTCGCTAACATACTTATCAGGGTTTGCAAACAGCAAGTCAGCAATCTGATAAGGCCCCCACCAGTTAAGGTAAGGTCCAATCTTTACTTTCATAACAATCCTCTAGAATATGTGTTCTGCAAATTTCACTGGCTTGGTCAAATGTAGGCCAGCGTTTGTGTTGGTCGTAGTAGTGGTACGCTTCGCAAACTATGCATCCACGAAAGTACTCTGGACAACGCTTGCCATAGCCAAAACCACGCTTTTGGTTGGCACGGCGACGCATCTTACGCAGCTTCATTAGAATAATTCCAATTGTTTGTTGACGTAGTAGTGCAAACTTTCTCTGGCACGATCATAAACTTCACATGGCTCAAGCATTTCAGGGTCTAGACCCTCAGCCGCACAAGCATAGTCAAGTAGAGCAGCATTAACATCATTCCACATAGCTTCAGCACCTTGCTTGAATGCCAATCGCATCCAGTAGTCGCGGTTGTCAATGTTTTGTGGATTGCCCATCATGTAAACTTGTGAACGATTACTGCCCATTTCAGGATAAGTTTCTTCGTAAAACCACTTGATAAATTCGCGGTCTAGATTAAATTTTTGTTTCATTAGTAGGCTCCGGTATGGTTGTCACAAGCAGCGGTAATATCTGGAAAGAAGTTTTGCAATACTTTAACAGCATCTTTATCGTCGCCGTGTTTGTAAGCATTGCGAAGTGCGTTACGCAAATCGTCTAAAAGGTTGTGGTACTGCTGTGCATTTAAATAAATGCGGGCTTCGTCAGCGGTTTCACATTGTAATTTAAGTTCTAGCATATTTGTTGAGTTGTTTGAGTGTGTTAAGGTCGGTAATAGGCTGGTAGTTGCTTTTAGCCATTGGCACAATGCAATGTTTAAATGCTCGTGCTTGCTTCTCGCCGCATACAAGGCAAGTATGCAAGCCCAGCCGCCAACGAGCAGGCGCAACGCTATCGCTACAATTTACGCAAAAATACATAGTTGATCTCCAAGGGAATAAATTATTATAAATCAATCGGCCTTGAAGATCAAGAGTTTATTTTCGCATTGCTTTTACAAGTTGATGGGTAAGATGACGTATAGCATTTTTGTATCCATTAATGGCTTGCTGTTGGCCTGGCAACCATTCTGGCCGTAGTGACAGTGCTAGTTCATCATCATGAGTAATCAGTATGGGCACAACTCTGCCATCTCGCCAACGCATTTTTTCACAATATATTGTAACAATTGGTGGCATCTGAAAATCTTCAGGCGCAGGACTCAATCTTACAGGTTGCTGTACTGCTACACGAACACTCCCTTGCCGCTCCATTTGTTCTAATAGCCAGAGCGGTAAATCAATAACCGTTATAGGCTCAAAATCTTTGGTGTAGAGTACAACATTCATATTACCACTGTGCCTCACCTGGAATCAATTTGCGAAACTGAACCCAGCCGCGAATGTTGCCCGACCACAAATCGCTATTAGCGGAAACGTGTGTAATACCCTCTTCCCACGTTTCTGGCTCAAACCTGCACATAGATTCAATGTCCATTGGAGTAGCCTGATGCTCAACAGGGCTTGCATGGCAGGGCTGTGACTCAATCAACTGACGGTAAATCTTTTCGGCTTTTTCGTAGCTGTCGTCATTTTTACGGTAGCTGACTTGAGCACAACAACTGGCCGAAATAACACGAGCTTGTTCTGCGGTAATATACTTGTCACCAGCATCTAGATAGTGCAGTACACCAGTATGTGTGTCACGATAAGTTTTTACGTATGGCAAGTGCCATTCACCTGGACTAAGTGGTTGCGGCGTACTAGCATCATAAGCCTCACGCATTTTAGCTGCTAGTACAGCAATCTCAGGTTGTGCATCTGGATGGTCACGAAGCCAAAAGAAATTGGCCCACTCAGTGCCTGAGATAACGGTTTTCATAATCATCCAAGGTTCTGTGATACGATTAGTAATCTGTTTGTGAATGTTTAAGTCAGCAAGGTCAGCACTATAGCCAATAGCCATATCACGGGCTTTATTCCACAAGTATTTAGCCCAGCTAAGGTCAGCTCCAGTGGCTTCTGTTTTGGCTTTCATACCGGGCTGGTTAATACCCCAGTAAACTGGAGTTGCAGTATTTGCCCGAATATGCTCATGCATTGCTTTAACCGGAATAGCGCGGCTACTTGCACTGTTCTTTGACAACATACGATGAGTATTGAGTTCTGCTAGAATAAATCGAGGATACTCAATTTCCATTGTGGTCATACGAATGCCACTTGGTGAAATTGAATCAGCAAGAATACGTGCTGTAATAAGGTCTTTAGAAGAGATCATTAGTTGTAATTGTTAGTGGTAAGTATGAGATTGGTTTTGCACTAAACAGTGCAAAATACTCGCGTTTATGAAAGTGATTGACATAGTGTTCAACAAATAAGCTATACTTGCCTGCTAGCTTATAGCCACAGGCAACAAGCTCACAGTTGTCACGGATTTCGTAATAACTTTGGTTAGCCATAGCAGTGACCTTCAAGATAGGCCTTAACTGTGTTTTCATCCACATCTTGAGGGCACCGACCTTCAAACGCACGATTTGGGCTGGTCCACCACTTGGCAACCAGGTCATGGTCGCCAAGCAGTGCAAACAGCATAACATTAATGTAGTCTGCTAGATTTTTCATACTACAATGGTTTTATGTGGATCAAAGCCAACGCCATCGTTCATGGCCGTGTAATAACCATGAGGGTTAGCAACCACACGGGTGTCACCAAGCACAATGTCTGTAGCGTCGTGAGTGTGTCCAAATAGCCAAGTAGTATTAGACATATTGCGGATATAATCGCCCAAGTCGTTAGCAAAGTAATCATTTAGTAGGTTAGCTCCACGGTATCTAGGTGCAATGCACTCACGTGCTGGTAAAAAGTGTGTGACAACCACAACTTTGCTTTCACCTCGATGTTCGTATTGGTCTTTGATAAAATCAAAGTGCTGGTAGTAGGTTTGTGCACAACGGTTAACATCAAAGTCACGGATCACGCGAAAATCGTTGATGCCACGCTTGGCTGCACTTTGACTGAATGGGTTATCAGCAAAGTTAGTCCACAGTGTGCCGCCAACAAACAGCACATCATCAATTTCAACAATGCCGGGATTTAGGAAGTGCACACCTTCAATATCAGCACATTTAGCTGCCATTTTGGTGTTAAAGTCATCAAAGCTGGTGCCATAGTACTCATGGTTTCCAGGCACATACACAATTTCAGGAAAACCTTGTGCTTTAAAGTGTTTGATAACGTCAATGGTATTGCTTGAACCACTGGCAATGTCGCCAGCAAGCACAAGCACATCTTCGCCACGATATTCGCTCAGTACGTGTGTTTTATACGGCAGTCTGAATTCTGTGTGCAAGTCTGATAGTAGTCTGATTTTCATAATTTTTTCCTTAAGCCTTTATTATATCAAATTCAGGCTGCGTGTTCAAGCGTAAAAAATGTGATTTCCAATCACAGCTAAAACACGCTTATCACGATTCCAGCTAGGCTTAACTTGTTTTGTGTGAAAGTAAAGGGCTTTAAAGTCTGGTAAGTGTACAGATTTAGTTAATACCGCAGTAGCAACAGCTACAGAATCTTTCCAGGCTTTAGTGTCCTTGACTTTTTTAGTTCCGCTGTTAGTCCAGGAAAATTGTTTACGAGCATATACAGTTTTGCATACGCTATTCTGAAAACTTCCTGACTCAACTCGGTTTAGTGTTACTTGAGCAACAGCAATTTGACCTTGCAAGCTTTCACCACGTGCTTCGTGATAAATATTACGAGCCAAACACTCAATATCTTGAAGTTTAGCAGGTTGGATTAAACGGTGGGTGTGGGTAGCTGTTCCCAGGGTTACTGATGATAGGAGTAGTAGACTTACTATTCCTGTTTTTAATGTCTTCATTTAAGATCTCCATTATGCAATCATAGCTTCTTTGTTCTAATTCGGTACCCTTACCGCTATCCAACTTTTCAGCTAGGTGTTGCAGTAGTACTAGAGTTTCGAAGCGTCTCATATTGTTGGTTAAGTTCATCTAACTGCCTTTGAAGGTTGTTTATAACTTCTACATTTTGTTGTAGTTGATTGCTTAGTTGTATGATAAAATCAGCGGCCTTAATCATTAAGCGATTAGGCGGGTTATTTACTTGATAAGGATCGCCATTAGCATCCTGTACCATATAACTGTCTCCGTGTTGAAGACGCTGTACAAGCAGATTAATATCCATGTTATTAGTGAAATTTATAATCGAACACTCATTATAACCCAAATGGGTCACAAGATCAAGCCCAAATTTATACTCGGCGCCAATACCTCGAAAATTTTTGTAGTTGACCCTAAGTTGCTAAGGTGTTATAATTGTCGGAGTTATAACTTCGAGTGCATTTTTATGACATTTAGTGAATATATAAAACGTCACGCAATATTCTCTTATAGAGAGTTTTGCCGTCAAAACTACTTAAAGCCAGATATTGATGTTGATCTTGAACAACCTAAGTTGTGTGCACTTGTAAAACCTGCACTTGACCCAAAACCTCAAAAACCTTATAATTAATACTCACACAACCTTTAACTCAATAAAATGTCACAAAAAGATTACATTGAACACGTCACAGTATTTGGTACACCACCAGCAGGTGCAAGTATTGTTGACAATGTACAAATTCCACAAGAAACCCTAACTGCAATCAAAAAGCAGTTTGGTACAGCACTAAAATTTGATCAAAACAAACTACCACTTAACTTGCTCAGTACCGAAGCCATGAACCAAACAGCCGCAGTGTTGGCATTTGGTGCGCAAAAGTACGCAGAGCACAACTGGCGTAATGGCTTTGCCTGGAGCCGACCCTTAGCCGCAGCAATGCGACACCTTACAGCATTTAATGATGGTGAAGATCGTGACCCTGAGTCGGGGCTATCACACCTGGCTCACGCAGCGTGCTGTATTATGTTCCTTTTAGAATTTGAGAAAACTCACCAACACCTAGATGACCGATACAAACCAACAGTACCGCAGGTTAGCAAAACACCTGAACAAGAGCAGAAAAACACTATCACAAGTCTGTAAAGAATTAGATATTGATATTGACTACGTTGACGACTTTTTGCTAGAACAACACGTGCAGGAGTGCTCACACTGCGGAATCTGGGGCATAGATCACCAAAGCGATGCCGATAGCTTTGCAGTGTGTAAATTGTGCTTTAGCTTAGTAGGCAAATAATTTTGCGTTTGACATAGTCATGTATATTTGATATAATTATGGCTATGAACACATTTAATCCAAACATCAATCGCATCGGCTTTGCCTGCAAAATCCAGTCCGACCATGATAAAGCTGATGCCGACTTGAATACCAAGTCCACAACTATTACTTACTTGGCTCGTCAAACACCTGATGCACAGCGCGCTAAGCTGTGGGATTTGCTCAACCATAATCTGCCCACATTTTATCGTCAGTTAAAGTGGGTTGCCAAGCAGCCTGCTAACCAACGTATGTTTCGCATTACATCGGACTTACTACCAGCATATACTCATGAAGATTATATGCCCTTCTACTTCCAACCAGATGTAGTTGCCAAACTTGAATACTACCTGAGTATGTGCGGCGAGTTTGCTCGTGCCAATGATATTCGTCTCAGCTTCCACCCAGGCCAGTTCTGCGTGCTTGCTTCGGAAAACCCTGGTGTTGTTGAAAATTCAATTACCGAGTTCGAGTATCATGCTGACCTTATCAGGTACATGGGTTATGGCAAATCTTTTCAAGACTTCAAATGCAATGTGCACGTTGGCGGCAAGCTAGGTCCGGCAGGTATCAAAGCTGCTATGCGTCGTCTTAGTCCCGAAGCACGCAACTGTTTAACAATTGAAAATGCCGAGTTTACCTGGGGTCTTGATGCCAGCCTTGAGCTGGTTGACACCTGTGCCTTAGTTCTTGACATTCACCATCACTGGATTAATTCAGGCGAGTACATTGAACCTACTGACCCACGTTTTAAGCGTGTTGTTGACTCTTGGCGCGGTGTTCGTCCTGTGATTCACTATAGTGTTAGCCGTGAAGATTGCATTGTTGACCATGATCCCACAGTGCGTCCTGACTTAAAACAACTAAAGTCCATGGGCTTTACCAGTGCCAAGCTGCGTGCTCACAGTGACTACTACTGGAATCAAGCAGTAAATAAATGGGCCTTGACTTTTAGTCCCGTTGCCGATATAATGTGTGAATCAAAACAAAAAAACTTGGCAAGCACACAACTAATCAAACAATTAGCATAATACAATGAACTCAAACAATCCAAACTTACGCGAATTTGCACCTGGAACTAAAAATGCCTCTATCTTTCAAACTAATGCCCCTTACAACAATCCTTATCAAAGTGATCGTCCTCGCTGGTTGTTTGTGTGTAGTGCTGGCCTCTTGCGAAGCCCAACCGGCGCTGCTTTAGCCATCAAGCATGGAATTAATGCCAGATCGTGTGGAAGCAATTTCAACTACGCATTGATTCCTTGTTCAGCTAACTTGATTAACTGGGCTGAAAAGATTGTGTTTGTTAACCAAGAAAACTTGTGGAACTTGGAAGATAACTTTTTGGGTCACAAAGACTTGTTGGAGCAGATTGAGCGCAAACAAATTGTGCTAAACATTCCAGACAACTTTGAGTACATGGACCCTAAATTGCAAGGGTTCTTTGAAGAAGAATTGTTCAAGCCTTATGGCCCAGTAACAATGTAATATATCCGCCTGTGGTCTAACGGATAAGACAAGGGTCTTCTACACCCTTAGATGTGGGTTCGATTCCTGCCAGGCGGGCCAATAAATTCAAACTTGATTGTTTGCCGAAATCAGATTATAATATAGTCTGATTTGGAGAAATAATATGTTATACATCATTTATTGTGAATCCGCTAACTATTGCGGTTATGGTCAACATTTTGTTGTTGCAGCCGACAGCGAAGCGCAAGCTGAGGAATTGGCCTTGGACGCTTGTGAAGACTACTTTCGTGAACAGGACGAGTCTCAGCTTGAAGAAGAAGGCTACGATTTGGACGGTATGATGTATTCTAGCATCATGACCACCGAGCCGTTTGATGCGGCTCACGATTCCTGGAAGTACTACCAAGACCCTGGTCAAACAGAATTTTATATCAAGGTGAACTTCAATGAATAACACAGTATATGTTGTAACCAGCCTTGAGCTGGGCTGGGATTGCGTTGTTGGTGTTTTCAAAGACGTAGACACCGATAAACTGCAAAAGTGCTTTCCGTCACCTCCATACGTTATCAGCGATCATACTGTTGAGTTGAGTCTCGATGATTGGGAGAATGATGATGAATGAGTACACACCAGACGTTTGGGTTGTGTTAGAGTTTGACCGCCCAGACCTAGAAAAACCTGTACGTAAAGTATTTGGTGGCTGGTACGGCGGCTTTGCCGGATCGAATTCGTGGAAACTTAATAGTGGTATTACCGCTGTGAGAATTGACGATCAAGGTCATTACGAGTTTGATGGGTATAGTGGCAGCACATACTACTGTCACTTCAACAACTATCACATGAGTTCGCTAATGCACAGCGTGTTAGCTAATTGGTTAAAACAAGCTGATGAACGCGGTACTACAACAATCAGAATTTTGAGTATTGACGAGATTGTTGTTTGTTGATATAATATAGGCTGATTTGGAGATATTATGGCAGAACATATGACATATTTTGACCATGACGCACACTATGCCTCTAAGTCTACAAAACAACTAGAAGAGTTGGTGAAATTTTGGGAAGTGTCAATTGCCCACTATCACGGTATTCACACTCTGGGTATCAGAGAATTGGCAATTGTCAAAATGAAATTGGCAGAGCGCATTGGAAAAATTAAAACTTGAACAGTTTGTGTTTTCTTGATATAATATAGGCTGATTTGGAGATATTATGGCAGGCTATTCACGCGACTTTTTAATTGATGCTTTTATGAGCCGTTATATTCATTGCACGAAAATTACCATCGAGCAACTGGTACGGCTAGAACAAATGGCAAATGATCTTTATGATCGAGTAGGTCGCGATAGCTTTCGTAACTATGCCAGCTTAGATGCTGAAGCACTTCGAGTCTATAAAAACAGTATTGACTGATCGTGGTTTATACTGTATAATTTGTTCTTTAAAGGGAAACAATGGCAGTCAAGTTCACATACACAGAAACCGAAACACAAGAAATTGTCCAAAAGTATCAGAGTGGTGTGACACTTGAAGTCCTAGCCACTGAATATAACAAAAGCGTACCAAGTGTGCGTATGAAACTGGTAAAGCTGGGTGTATACCAAAAAGCAACTACCAAAGCTTCTAGCAAGTCTGATACTACCGTTGTTGTAGAAAAGTCAGGCGAATTTCCCAAAACTAAGTCAGGCGTACTTGCCTACTACAAATTGTGTGTTGGCAAAGTTGGCTACAGCGATTTTTAAAATTATGGCTCCCGCAAGGGAGACCATATATTAGCACTATGACTAATAAGCAGACTATATCGCCCGAATATTATTCGGCCGTGAACCTCACCTGCATAGTGCTAATATATGGGTCGGTAGCTTAACGAGGACAAAGCGCAAATCCGGACTGTTCTTCCCTTCAGACAATCACTATACTAGCCAGGCCGCAACCTGGACTCTGATTTAGTTACGCTCTGGGCTGATTTGCAATATACGCTTTCGGGAAACAGAAATTTTAGAGACGCAGGTTCGAGACCTGCCCGACCCACCATATTTAAGTAACCTGGCGTGGCCAGCGGGGAAGAGACTGTGGCTCCGGTGAATGTCCACCTTTTCCTGTCGCAGTAACAGATTACTTAAATATGGGTTTAAAAATTTACACTTGTGGTTATATTGCTTTTCGAGTATAATTACTATTCTTTGAAAGAAACACAACCATGCGAGTTTTTACCAAAATTGATGGAAAGATTGCTGTATGGCAATTTGAGGGCGACGATTATGCAGAAGCCATTAAACTGGTTAGCGGCGAATTAAGTGTTCAACATCGAGGCGCTGTTTTAGCCCTTGTAAAATATTGACTTGATTGTGTAGCTTAAATGCTGTATAATTAAATCTTATTCAGCGATAGTACTGTTCTTGACAAAGGCTACGTTGATAGACCAGAACAATGCAAGCCGTAGTAGCCAATCAAGATATTGCTTTAAGTAGCAGAACCTAAGGTGAGGCAAGAGCACTGGTTGGAACCTCAGATCAGCAGCTCTGAGTTATCAAAAAGCTACCTATTTCTTGTTGCACTGGACAGAGTTACGTACTCCAGTAAGTTTTGTTAGTTTGCTTCAATAAACTAACACATCTCGGTGTAGTGAAATGGCATCACCCGTGCTTTGGGAGCATGAAGCGCAAGTTCGATTCTTGCCATCGAGACCATATTGTTATAGCTTTTGCTAGTGGCCAATTCAGTTTGGAACCTTGCAAATTTGAGACACGTATTTCCTAGGTTCTTTACGTGGTATGATTTGTACTTTAGCACAGGCCTGCGTCATGAACAGGATAAGTTAAAGTCACGGCCTTAGCGGGCTGGGTAGTAAACAAAAGCTATAACAATATGATTATGCGTCAGTGGTGGAATGGTATACACGTTGGTCTTAGAAGCCAATGCCGCAAGGATTGAGAGTTCGAGTCTCTCCTGACGCACCAAGATTATGGGGATGTAGCACAACTGGTAGTGCACCTGCTTTGCAAGCAGACTGTTGAGAGTTCGAGTCTCTTCTTCTCCACCAATAGTTTAAAGCCTCGGCGTTGCTGGATAACTCTAGCGTAAAGGTAAATCCGCCACCAATTTTTAAAGAATGTTATGAAAACACGAAAACCTAGGAACCACGTTCAACTTGCGCTGATGAAGCGTAACGGCAGTGGTTCACATACAAAGAGCCACAAGCAGCTTCGTGGCGAATGGAAGCGCAATATGGACGTATAACTTAACGGCTAAAGTAGTGGGCTTTTAACCTACAAATCAGAGTTCGATTCTCTGTGCGTCTACCATATTTGAGCATATTAGCAGATGGCGTTCAACCACTTGTTTAATCCTTGCAAGGCAACACGTTTATGGGAACAAAGTACACGTTCCAAAAGTGGATTGCTAGTATGCTCAAATATGGTAATATATAAAAATACTTTTCAATAGCTACAGTGGAACACCGAAATCTTGCCGAAGTCGACCAGAGCAAGTACCGGCCATGAAGACGGGCTATCATAGATTCAAGCACTAGTAAAGTATTTTTATATATTGATTTACGGCCCTATAGTTTAACGGTAAAACGGCGGATTTATATCCCGTAAGCAACAGATAATTGGTTCATCTGGGTTCGAATCCCGGTAGGGCTACCAAAAATACGGGACATTACTCAAGTGGTTACGAGAGCGGTTTGCTAAACCGTCGTTGAGAAATCGGCGCACAGGTTCGAATCCTGTATGTCCCGCCAAATATGCAGGGAATAGTGTCAGTGGCAAGCACACTTGTCTGTGAAACAAGAAGTTAGGGATCGAAACCCGTTCTCCTGCCCAAAAGGTTTTTATGTCAGAAATTCAAACATTGCTAGATAAAGAAGCCAACCTTGCAAATCGCCGTGACTTAGTGCACAAGCAAATCAAAGTTTTGCGTGGCACAGAGCCCCCAGTTTGCTGGGGCAATGATGATTGCTCAACCAATATCTTATCACAGTGCCCTTGGCGCATTGACTGTGATAGTTATGAAGCTGAAAATTGGCAGGCAACCAATTAAGCGTTGCCGATGTAGCTCAGGCGGTAGAGCAGCGGATTGAAAATCCGTGTGTCACTGGTTCGACCCCAGTCTTCGGCACCAAGTATTTATAAGTTTGACCCTAAGTTGGAGTGATTACCAATCCTTTGCAAACGGTCTAATCAGCCTAGTAGCTAATATAGGCACACGTCTCGACTCATAATCGCCCGTGGTTGGGGTTAAACTTATAAATATACACACTCCGGTCGTCTAGTGGCTAGGACGCCAGCCTTTCAAGTTGGAGAAGCGGGATCGAAACCCGTTCGGAGTACCAAATATTACTGGGGTAGCTCAGCGGCAGAGCACTCGCTTGATAAGCGATAGGTCGAGGTCTCGGAATCCTCCCTCAGTACCATAACACTTTCTCCCGAAAGTTACAGTCCAGGACACGCGGACTCTAAAAAGAGGTGGGCGTGGGTGGAATCCCCACACCTACACAACACAACACAGGAACCACAATGAGTAATAAATCTCCTTTTGAAATCCGTCTTGAAATTCTCAAGATGACCGCAGAGCTAATGCAAGCTGAGTATGAATCCAATATGGAATTCCTTACCGAAATGCAAGAAAACTTGGCTAGCAAAGGCCAAAACACGCAAGAAATGATTGCCAAGTTCATGCCCAAAGCATTTGACTTTGGTGAAGTCTTGACCAAAAGCAAACAGTTTTATGAGTTTGTAAATGGTAAGTAAATTACTAGAGCGTATTCGCAATGCGCTTAAACCATATACTTTTGAAGATTACGTTCGCGATAGTAATCCACAAACTTGGTCACAGTTAAAAGAAATTGAACGTACTTGGAATCGTGCTAAAAACGATCTGGGTAAAATGTATTAAATATCGCGGGGAGTCAGGGTAGAGGCAAGTCTCATAAGCTCCGCCTAGAAGGTTCGAATCCTTCCCCCGCAACCAATTGCAGGCTTGTAAACAAATCAGTGCTAGTACCACTGTCCTGCGTCCGCTGAAGCGAAAACAAGATGGGCTGCTCTCACGGGGTTTGATGTTTCCTGACACAAAAATAACACACAGGTACCAGTGCAGTTGCAATGATTAAGATTGCACGGACATATAGCACAGCGGTAGTGCAGCGTCTTCATACGGCGTTGGTCGCTAGTTCGAATCTAGCTATGTCCACCACTAAAAATTCAGACTTGTTTTACAAATCAAAAGTCTGTATAATTAATGTTTTAGCGGCAAGAACAATAATACAATGAACAGATTCTGAAATTTGTACTTGTTCTTGTCACTATTTTCAAGTATAATTAATACTTAAATTAAACACTTTGGCTATAGTGATAGAAGCCAGTTACTTCATAACTCGAGCTGTATGCCCTTGTGGCACACAAAAGGTGGTAGCCACACACTTTAAACCGTGCAAACGTCTTAGGCGATGTAGACGCTAAACAATTCCAGAAACTGCTTTCGCAGGTTCTTAGTCAGTGTGTTTAATTTAGGTATAGTATCTTTCTTACTTATTTACAAGGAATCAAATGTCTTCTATCAATCGTGTTGTGCGTAAGCCTGCTTTTAATTCAGTGGGTACGCAAGTGTCCAATGTTAATGCAGAACGCCAGCTAAAGCGTGTTACTCTTGCAGCTATGCTGTGGGAAAACCAGTTCTATATGGACGGTAAAACTCACGCAGAATTGGTAAAAGAACTTGTTGCTAAAGTGTCGCCTGAAAAGGTCTCTGCTTTAGCTGAGGAAACCCGTACGAAATTCAAACTTCGTCACATTCCTCTATTGCTTGTTCGTGAACTTGCACGTCACGGTAAAATGCAAGCAAACGCTCTAACTTCGGTTATTCAGCGTCCAGACGAAATGTCTGAGTTCTTGTCAATTTATTGGCAAGAAGGCAAAACTGCTGTATCTAATCAAGTCAAAAAAGGCTTGGCAGCTTGTTTTAACAAGTTCAATGAATACCAGCTTGCCAAATGGAACAAGAACAGCTCAGCAATCAAATTGCGTGATGTGATGTTCATTTCCCACCCTAAACCGCAAAATCCTGAGCAAGCTGCGCTGTTCCAGCGTATTGCCTCAGATCAGTTGGAAACTCCAGACACATGGGAAACTCAACTGAGTGCGGGCGCAGATAAGTGTGGTACGTTTACTCGTCTTATGACAGAGAAGAAACTAGGTGCTCTAGCTTTCTTGCGTAATCTGCGAAATATGCGCGACAGTGGTGTTTCGGATTCCCTTATCCGAGCTTATGCACAAACTGTTGACGTTAGCAAAGTCCTGCCTTTCCGCTATATTGCGGCAGCACGTATTGTCCCACAATACGAGGATATGCTAGAAACAATGATGTTCCGTAGCCTTGCTACACATCAAAAAATTCCTGGAAAGACTGTTCTGTTGATCGACGTAAGTGGCTCAATGTTCGGTACCAGAATTTCCTCAAAATCAGATCTAGATCGCTTCGATGCGGCAGCAGCACTCGCTATGTTGTGCCGTGAAGTTTGTGAGGAAGTCGAGATTTATAGCTTTAGTAATAATGCTGTGCGCGTAGCACCTCGTCGTGGATTTGCTCTCCGCGAAGCTATTTCTAGTTCTCAACATCACGGTGGAACTGCCCTAGGCGCTTCTATGCAAACTGTGAATATGCGTGGTTCGTACGACCGTTGCATTGTGTTTACTGATGAACAAAGCTATGATCGCCCAGGTGCTCCTCGTGGCAAAGGTTACGTTGTTAACGTGGCCAGCTACGAAAACGGAGTTAACCACCAAGCATGGACTGAGATCAATGGTTTCTCAGAAGCTGTAATTGATTACATCCAGGCATTGGAGCAGGAAGCTGCTTAATCTACTTACCCACGACCCAAGCCTGTAGCCAGTCAGGTTTTATAAAGGTGGGGCTCTAAGCTAAGGGCTTAGAATAGCATATGGTGCTCTAGTACAGTTACTTCTATTTGGTTTGAAAACACACTGTACTTACTTATTCCTATGTTATTCTAAGCCCTTTGCGCTTTTATCGGTTACTTCTAGACAGCTAATCTAACCAAATCGCCGATAATACTTATTCAAGGGCTAACTATTTATTGCTTTGGCGATAGTTACAGTTTCATCATAAGTTCGATTCTTATATTACGAGCCTTTTCGTTATTCGCCAAGTGGTATGGCACCGGGTCTTAAACCCCGGAAAACTCTGTAGCGACTTATTCCAAGCATTTTAACAAGGAAATTTTATGAGTGATGGTGGAAAAGGTAGCACGCCTAGACCCTTAAGTGTAAGTCAGGCTGAGTGGGAAACTCGTTGGGACGCTATATTTAGTCGAGATAAACTTGACCCGGATAGCGAAATGGATAAGCCCACCCGCAACAATACAGAAACTCAAGAAGTGCCAAACAAATAAATTATGTCTCTCTGGTGTAATTGGCAGCACGTCGGTCTCCAAAACCGTTAGTTAGGGTTCGAGTCCCTAGGGGGATGCCAAAATTTAGATTTGCGCTGTATTGTAAATCAGTGTATAATTATTCTTTAAACGGAGAAGATGTTCTAATGGTAGGACAGCGGATTGTAAATCCGTGGCCTCAAGAGGCAAGTGGGTTCGATCCCCTCCTTCTCCACCAATTTATGCGACTGTGGTGGAATGGTATACACAGCAGACTTAAAATCTGCCGCTTAATTGATTGAGGGTTCAAGTCCCTCCAGTCGTACCAGTTTAGTCTAGCAAGGAAAGTAAACGGAGAATGGGCAAGCGAGTGCACTCTAAAGCATAAGCCAGATACCTCACCGGCTAGACATTTCATATGGTCTTAAAGTGTTCATGGACGCACACAGCACTGTCACTGCTGTAGAAGGGGATCGTTACCCCTTAAGACCGCCAAAACCTGCCTTAGGTCCGTGCCGTTCCGGTTAGAGCGTCCGTAACTCATCCGTTGGATACGATAAGTCCAAGCTGGAACCGTAACCAGCACTATTATTTTAGCACACTACGGCGACCGATAAGGTATTCCATAAAGCCTAGAGCCTTTGGATAGTGTGTTAAAATAATACTTAATCAAAAAATTATGTTTACACAATCTTATCAATCTGCTATACGTCATATTGGAGAAATTGCTCCAACCCTAGAAAAAGCATCTGAGTTCATTAAATGGGCTGAGGATATTGCTGATGTTATGGTTTTTATCTATAGCGAAAATTACGATAACGTAACCGAAGATATTGTTAACGCAGCCAAAGAAGCACAAGGCTACGATAACGATGATTAAATAAATAATATTCCACAGTAGCACAGCGGTAGTGCAGTTGACTGTTAATCAATTGGTCGTAGGTTCGATCCCTGCCTGTGGAGCCAAATATTAGTCTTAGTGAAAAAATCAGTTACTTCTTTTACTGTTAATAAAAACGACTGGGGTTCGATTCCCTGGAGGCCGCTGGATGCACGGGCCAATATCTGATTTTACTGTTCTAGACTTTTTATTGTTGGGGGTTAGTGAAATGGTATCACACGGGATTTTGATTCCCTTGTCACAGGTTCGATTCCTGTACCCTCTGCCAAACACCCGTCTTTAGCACAACTGGATAGTGTCCGGGTTTACGAAGCCTTGGGGTGGGAGTTCGAATCTCTCAGGACGGACCAATTAATTATTATCATGCACAATTTTAACTTACAAGAAGTCAAAGACTTCATTAAAGCACAGTCGGATGAAACCAAGGTTTACCTTGGCGCTGATTCAGAACGTGTTAAGGTTAATGGTGTATGGCACGCTGACTATACTCTAGCAGTCGTTGTACACATTGACGGAAACCACGGTTGCAAAATCTTTGGTACTATCAGTCGTGAACGCGACTTTGACCAAAAAGTGTCTAAACCTGCACTTCGCTTAATGCAGGAAGTTTACAAAGTATCAGACTTGTTTCACGAACTATCAGATGTACTACAAGATCGTCACGTAGAAGTTCACCTAGATATTAACCCTAACCTAATGTATGGTTCTAGCTGTGTTGTTCAACAAGCTATTGGCTATATCAAAGGCACTTGTAACGTAGACGCTCAAGTAAAACCAAATGCTTTTGCAGCAAGCTATGCTGCCGACCGATTAAAATTTATATTGGCTTAAAATGACAGACCGTTTTGATCTAGAACAAAATATTATGCAATGCTGGAATGTAACCGATGACATTCAGCTGTACTTAGATATGTTTGATAATATGGATGAAGATCAGCGTATGAATTACTTGATCGGACTCAAGCAAATGTATCAAATGAAATTTGAGCGTTTGTGGGATAACTTTGAAACTTGTGTTCGTACCAAACAAATTTAATATGTGCGCGTGACCCGAAAGGCTAGGGAGCGGATTGCAAATCCGTATTATGCAAGTTCGATTCTTGTCGCGCACTCCAGTTGTTCCCTTAATTGACGGGCGGCGGAATAAGTAGTCAATTAATGCCGGTTTAGCTCAGTTGGTAGAGCAACTCCCTTGTAACGAGAAGGTCGCGTGTTCGATTCATGCAACCGGCACCATATTTTAGCATTATCAGCCTTAACTCCACGGTGGTGCCTAGTGTACTAGTCGCGAACGGGTCTGGTAAGAAGCCCTGGTACTGGATAGTGCTAAAATATGGTTAACTACAACTAAGACGCTAACCTGCGTGGTTTGGCGTCTTTTTGTACGTCCATACTTTATTGATTAAAAATTTTATGTCAAAATGCAGAACGGTATTTAGGCATAAGGTATAACTATACCTTGGAGGTAATAATGCCATTTCCATCTTCTGGAGTCATATCTTCAGCTACAATTAACACTGAGCTGGGCTTTGCGTCAACAGCAACACTATCTCTAAATGATACAGCGTATAGAAATAGAGTTTTAAAACCTACTGCTAATACTATTGTATCATTTTCTGACGCTTATGAGTTTGTATTAACAATATCATCACCAGCCACTAATTTACGAGAACCAACTACTGGTAGTAATTATACACAAAACTCTACAGATTGGCAAGCTAATACAAGTATTAATGCTGACCAAGTACGTTGGGGAGGAACTTTATTAGCCCAAATTGGTTTTGGTAATACTAGTTGGACAAGTGGTAGTACTACCTACTACAGAGATACTTTAGTAACCACATATAGTGATTCATACGGTACTGTATACTACTACCGAATTTACAGAAATACAGCATCCCTAAATGCTTCCGTAACTCCAAACGTTAGAACTCTAGCAATTAATGCTGGATGGAATCAGAGTATGCGTTTAGTAGTAAATATAGCAAGTAATACTACTGTATCTTCTGGAAGCACTGCTACTCCTGCACTTGATTTTTCTGGAAGTTTTCCAAATGGAGTAATATTAATAAATAATGGTAGGATTATTGGTATGGGTGGTAAGGGTGGCGATATGCAAGTTGCTGGTAGTCCTGGCGGCAATGCTATAAATAACTCAACTACTTTACTTATATATAATTACGGAATTATTGCTGGCGGAGGTGGCGGAGGTGGGGCAGGAGCATACTGGGCTTGGAACGGACTTAATAGAAGTACTCCTGGATCAGGCGGAGCCTCTGGGCACGTAGCAGCAGCAGGTGGTGGCGGAGGTCCAAATACGCAAGGTGCGCCTTCACGCGACACTAACTTTGATGGTCTATTTGAAAGTCCTGGTCTTTCACAAAACTGGGGTTGGGGTGGTAGAGCGTCTAGTCCTGGTGGCCAAGGCGGCGCCTGGGGTGCAGCTGGCGATGCTGGGGGTACCGTTGACGGCGTGTATAACTATACCGGATATGCGGGTGGGGCTGCTGGAAAAGCAGTAAATAATACGGGTACCTTGACGTGGGGTGCAACAGGAACAACTTATGGAGCAACAGCTTAATGGAAAATAGTAATTCAGATATCACAGTAGTTTTTAGTGTGTACGAAATATTTGTACGCGAAACATTGGAAACTTTACAACTACAAAACGTAGTTGAAAAAATTGTTTGGAAAGCAGTATTAACAAAAAATACTGTATCAACAAGTGCAATGGGTGATGTAATTCTAGATCCTCCACAGTCAGTGCAAAACTTTATCTCTATTAATGAACTAAGCGAACAGCAAGTCATTGACTGGGTTATAGTACGTTTAGGTGGTGATGTGTTTGTAGAAAACCTAAAGCTGGGCCATGCCCCGCATTTAGATAAACTAGAATATGAAGCTTCGCTAAAACGATGGACTAATCCACTAATAGGCCAAGCACAGGTACCTGGCATTACACTATCGCAAGCTGAAATTGACAACATGATAGCTGCTATTAATAACGGCTAAACATGAATGGTTTTTATTACTCTAGTGATAAAAAGGTATTTAAAAATAAAATAGATGCCTTAAAATACAGTAAAAGTACCAATAATACTATTTACTTCTATTATCATGATGACGTATATTCAAAACTCGACTGGAGTATAGAGCCTCCAGGTGACCTTGATTTTTATTATAAAATGCAAGCACAACGAATACGAGATGAGTACGATTATGTAGTATTATTTTACTCAGGAGGATACGATTCTACAAATATTTTAGAAACGTTCTTTTATAATAATATACCTTTAGATAAAATTGTATGTGTTGGTGCGTTCAAACAAGACTCTGCTTCTGGTGTAGATGAAAATCATAATGGTGAACTATATCATAATGCTTTTCCACTAATAGTAAGTCTTGGCTTAGAAAAGATAACACAAATTTGCGATTACACTGATTATTTTGACGATATCAAAAATTTTAGTATATATAATTACGGCGAACAATGGATAGAAAATGTAGGTCCGTGGTTTAGCCCACACCACTGGTTCTGGTACGATATACATAAATATGTAGTACCAGAAAATATGCAAGGCAAAAAAGTTGCTTTAGTTTGGGGAAAAGATAAGGCAAATCTATCTTTAATACAAGGTAGGCATGGATTTGAGTTTAATGATGCTGCAGCTTTGGGCTATGGTGGAAACTTAGGTCTTAACAATAACATTGATAAGATAAACTTTTACTGGGATCCAAACAATCCATTACTTGTAGTAAAGCAAGTACATGAATTAAAAAAAGCAAAAGAATACAGAGATCCCAACATATTGTACAAACTTAAGTCGCCTATAAGATTTAAATCACCAAAAAGCCCTACAAAGATACTGAGTCTTAGAGATAACTTTTTAAAATCAAAACCTAATAGTTCAATATTTGATTTCTATAGTTTAGGTATTAAAATCTTAAATCAAGCAGTAAATATTAAAACTGATCTAGACCCTATTAAGTCTAGGTTTTACGTGTTGGATAAGTAAAATGAGTACTGAGTGGTTAACGCATAATTTAAAACATAGAACTGCAAAAAATAATTTACCATTTCAAGTTAGTTTTAACTTTCAGCCATTTAGCCCTTGTTCTTTTGAGGAAGAAGCAAAGAAAGTTTGTTTAGAGTTACATAAAAAATACGGTAACAAACTTGTTTTAGCTTTTTCTGGTGGATCAGACTCTGAGTACGTATTAAAAACATTTTTAGAGTTAAACTTACCTATAACTCCAGTAATAGTTTCATGCCCATTCAATCAAAAAGATATAAAACCAGCGTTTGAGTATTGCCAAATGGCAGGTATTGAGCCTAAAGTATTAGAATACGGACAAGAATATTTATATTTAGCAAAAGAAAAAATATACTCACAAGGTTTAATATCACCTATAGGGTTAACACCTTTATTAGTATATGATTACGTTAAGTCCGCTGGTGGAGTAGTAGTAAGTGGACAGGGTGAGCCTTTACCAATAACAATTAGAAATGGTCAAGTTGATGCTAAAAAAATACTCAGTAACTATTTACAACTATACGAGTTTGAGTTTTACTTAGATGTGTACTCACAATTTACTCAACCTTTGCCATTTTTCTGCTATAATCAAAGTATATTTTATTCATACATGAAAGAAATAGATACAACTACGGACATACAAACTGCTAAATGTAAACTCTATAAAATACCTTATAGAGAAAAAACGTATTGGTCTGAAGAAATATATGAAAATATACGAAAAAATAGCACAGTACTTCCTGTAGGAATTAAATGTAACTTTAGTTCTAACAAAATTTTAGAAAATTTGGAAAACTTAATAATATAAGTAATAGAGAACATATTTATGCCTAAATTAATAATAACATTTACAAAACCTTCCGATGTACAAAACTGGGTTAGTACTGGTCGAACAGAAATACTTAATTACTTTTCTACTGAGGAAATACAAAAAGTATTTTTACCATATAAAGCCATTATAGATGCTTTACCAGGGTTACTAAACAGATCCGTAGTATCTACTACAAGCACTACACGCGTTATTGAGTATGTTTTTGATACTCTAGAAAATACCCAGTACGCTGCCAACATGTTGTTTGGAGAGTATGGAGCATCCATCCCAGAAATAGTATCTTTTAGACAGTTAATGGCAAGTAAAACTGCTACAATTGGCCAAACTTCAGTTTATAGTATAGAATGAAAAAATTATTAATAAGCTTTTTAACATTTATAGCGCTAACAGCCAGTGCAAACACAATTGAAATGGTTGTGACTGCGTCTCCAGGTGGGCCCGATGATACTATTAGTAGAAAAATAGTAGAAAAACTAGAAAAATCCAGTAATCTATCTTTTGTAGTAGTTAATAAACCCGGTGCAGCGCATCAAATAGGTTATAATTATATATCTCAAAGCAAAAAGCCCACACTTTTTATAGCTACAAATCAAATAGCAGAAAACCAAATCTATAGCCAAGTGGACACTGTTTCATATCTTGGTGATTATGGTAATATAGTATTTGTTAACAAAGATTCCGGTATTACAAACATAGGTGACTTGATTAATTTATCTAAAACTAGGCAAATTAATTTTGGGCATGGTGGTGTTGGTTCTCAAAGCCACAGAGCCATGGAAGACCTATGTTCAAAGACACTATCTTGTCTACCAGTACCATATAAATCTGGTGCAGAAGGTATGCTAGGAATATTAAGTAATACTATAGATGCTTATGCATTAGTAGCTTACGGTGCTAATAATTTTATTGCAAATCCTAAGTATATTGCATTAAAAGAAATACGTAATGAAAAAGGTAAAAACTGGGTTAAATTATTTGCTACCAACTTAAGTGAATCTGATAAAGATACTGTGTCTAAAATAATTAAAAACACTGACCCTAAATTTTGGCAAGATATTGGATTCTGGAAATGAAAAAACTTTTGGTTATTGCAATGCTATTATGTTGTAATGCTTTTGCAAAAGAAACAATTAAAATAGTTGTACCATACCCAGCAGGAGGTACTTCTGATAAAATTGCACGACATATTCAAACACACATGAACAGTGATGAATATACGTTTGTAGTAGAAAATAGGGTTGGTGCTGGAGGGCTTGTTGGTGCCACCCATGTTGCCAGTGAAAAAACTCCTGCACTTTTAGTGTCTGGTCAAGCTTTAGTATCCAATGCAGTATTGGGCAATGCCAAATACGATTTAGACTCTGATTTTGTATTCTTATCTTGCATGATAACAGACCCTATTGTTGTGGTAGTAAAAGCGGATGGACCAATTAAATCGTTTCAAGATTTAAAAACTTTGGCAAAAACAACTGCTGTACCTTACGGAACATCAGGAATAGGTACCGTGCAAACTATGGTTTCACCGCTGGTTATCAATCGTGAACCAAACCACATAGAAGTACCTTTTAAAGGTTCGCCAGAAGTTATGAACGCATTACTGTCTGATACCATAGTATGGTATTTAGATATTCTAAACTTAGTAACGCCGCTTGTAGAATCTGGTAAGTTTAAAATAATTGCTTCAAACGATAAGTTAAAAAAGTACCCAGGTGTTCCAACATTCAAAGAACTTGGCATTGAAACTCATGGATTTAAGAGTCGTCAACTATTTGTTGCAAACTCAGCTGTAGATGCCCAATTAAAGGCTTATGTTATTAAAAAATTAAATGAAGATGGTATGCGCAATCTGCTTGCTCAAAACGGGTACGAATCTTGCATTAATACAAATAACTCAAGTGGCTTAAAAACTGAAAAAGACATAGTTAAACGGTTGTTAAAATGAACTATTACCAAGATACGTTTTTGTGGAAGTCATTAGATTTTTTACCTAAAATACCAAATGACTTTACTCAAGAGGCAATAACTATACTTTTGGACGAAAATAAAGCTATACCTAGTGTTGGGGAATTAACTAAAGAATTAAGCCCTAAAACATGGTTTAGAGAAATGACCGATTTGGATGGAACAGTAGTAAAAGGTAGGCCTAATATACGATTTCCAGTAAGCCAAAGCTTTACTGATTGGTGTACAGACAATATTACCAGTAATCACGCAGGGTGCTTTGCTAATCTAACATATCAGAATCAAGAAAACAATGGTACAACTACACCACCACATACAGACGCAAGTAGAGATTTTACTTTAATTTATTTACTTGAAAAAAGCAATGCGTATCAGCCTACAAAATTCTGGAAACAAGCACATCAACCAGTATTCAGAGACAGAAGTGTATTTTTGAACAACTTGAATGATTGTACTTTAATAGGCGAAGCTTGCTTTGAGGTAAATAAGTGGTATTTGATGAATGCCCGTGTTTTACATAGTATACACAATATTGATGGTAGTAGGTCTGGAAGATTATCCGTACAAATAAATGTAAGCGGTAATCCATTAAGCAAAAACTTTTTTCACAATGAACAACTCTCCTGGACTATATAACGTAAATGGCAAATATTTTACAAGTAAGATTTTAGCGTTTTTGTACGCTACTACGTTAGAAAATAGTGGTATAACGGTTGATATTAATAAAAATTTAACTCTTTACTATTATGATGAAGTCTGGGATTCTGCCTTGTTAAACTACATGGCAGAACAAGATATTTCACTGGAACAACACTATAAAATACGTGCACAACAAATAAGAGATAACTATGACTATGTTATACTTAACTTTAGTGGTGGTGCTGATAGCACTACTATATTAGAAGCATTTATAAAAAATGGTATTAAGTTGGATGAAGTGTACGTACGATGGCCTAAAAAGGTTTTGGGCAGTAGTATTTATACTCCTAATAATACAGATAAGTCTCCATCAAATATGCTTAGTGAGTGGGATTACTCAGTAAACCCAAAACTTGAGTGGCTAAGAACTAGGCACCCAGAAATTAAAATAACTGTAGACGATTGGGTAGAAACTATAAATTCATGTGTTATAGACGATGACCTAATACTAAAGCAAAATAATAATTTTGGCTTAGCAAACTATGGTTTTAGTGAAATAGTATCAGAAAGCACAGTACTGTTGGAAAACAAAGGCAAAAAGGTTGCAAATATTTTTGGAATAGATAAACCTATAATAACTTATAATCCAGAAAACAATTCTTATTATACCCTTTTTACCGACGTATCTCTAATGAATTCAGGGTTTCAGCATGCACATGGCAAAGCAGATCCTGCTAATCGTGTAAACTTTTATTATGCAGTAGATTATCCGCAAATAACTATTGCCAGAGCACACAAAGTAGCACAGTATATTAAAACCAATAACTTATCTAATTGGGTAAACAAAAACATAATTAAAAACTGCACAGAAGCACAACTTAAATCTGTGCTTAAATATGTATCTAAAATATCAGATAGTATATGCTACCCTAATTGGAATATTAATACTTTTCAAGTAGACAAAGATTTAAATATAAATAAACTATATCACCCTTGGTTTCACTATGTTTACAATAGCACAGAATTTGAAACTAAAAATGAGTTTTTAAAGAAACGAATACATAGCATAAGTCATGGTATAAAAGATAAATTTAGAAACGATGCTGATAATAAAATGATTGGTCTAAAAATGGTGTCCTCTAAATTATTTAAACTAAACGTGTAATAAAAATTTACACTTGTATAACATTACTCAATGTTGTATAATATAGGTTATGGTTGTATGAAGTAAAACCAAAAGTGTTCTGGACGCGGGTTCGACCCCCGCCAGCTCCACCAAAAGCATAATACCCTACCCAATGGGTGAACGACAGTGGTTGGAATGATCGTTCCGTTTAGCTTATATGCTAGTATTATGTTTTTGATGGGGCTGCCATGGTTTCGACAGGGCAAAGAGTAGTGGAATGGACAACTAGGTAATGCAGAAGCCTTAGGATTAGGGTTGTTCCTGGTCGCAGAAGCAAAACAAAAATAAACGCAAACGATACACAGTTCGCATTAGTGGCCTAAAAACCGCTTAGGGTTTTGTCAGATTTTCCTCGTAACAGAATAAATCTGACCCTAAATTTTAGCACATTGAACCACACCACTCAATTGAAGCAAAAATGTCGTAGTGTGCTAAACTTTAGGATATAACAATGAAACTAAAACTATTAATCTCAGGTATTTTACTAAGCACAGCAACACTAGCTGGTGCTCAATCAGTTACAGTTGGATACGCTCAGCGCGTACTTGATAGTGGTGCACAAGAGCATCAAACAGGCCTAAGTGTACGTACAGCAGCTTATGGTGCTTTTACTGGTGACGTAGGTTTCTCAGCTGTGCAAAAAGATACTACAAATGCAATTACCAATCGTACTGAAGTTGGTGTTACTTACAAGTATGCACTTCCAGCTGGTATGAGTGCTGATTTCCGTACCGCACATGGTTGGAAATCTAAGTCAGGTTCCGAAACCACGCAGTATTATGTATTAGAGCCTTCTGTTACTTATGCAATTCCTAGCACACCTGCTAGTGTAAAAGTTGGTTATCGTGTGCGTGAAGCATACAGCAATAGTGTAGCAGATAACTCGACTACCACGCGTGTATCACTAGGCTACAAGCTGTCAAAAAATGACAGAATTTCGCTTGGACGTGACTGGCAGCGTGGAGACGGCGCACTAACACAAACAAGTATTCAATATACCAGAGCTTTTTAATTCTATGAACAAAGAAAATTATCTTGACCCTAAATTGTTTGGTCAAGACAAGTACAGCAATAGTTTTTCAAAGCCGGTTGCACAACTTCACGAATTCTACTTAA